TGCACTCCGATGCGCAGTTCGCAGGTTCTTCCTCTGTACCCGCACACGTTGAGATGATGGGTCTGATCGGTATGGGCAACAACCCGATGGTTGGCGCTACTGTAGCTGTAGCTGTTTCCGTTGAGGAAGCTGCTAACGCTGGCAAGTTCTAAGAAATCCAGTAAAATCAAGGGTTGTTCAGTGTGTGGATATGTCAAAATCGTTAGAAATTTGTGCGCGTAATACACAAACAATACACACACAATACACAAGCAATACACAAAAAATGGGCTATCCTGTGGTCGTAAAACCGGCAGCAGGATAGCCCTTTTTTAGTCCCATTCGGCGTCAATGGATTCGTATTCGATGTCCGCGCCGTCGTAGGAAATTAAGGATACAGCACGTTCGTAATCGCTGTAAGGTCTGTGGGTGTAAACCTCTTCGGTAATGTCGGTGATCTTATGTCCGACGATGGCTTTCAACAGGTTATTGTCCATCTTGTAATGCTTTGCGCAGGAAATGAATGTATGGCGTGCTTCGTGCGGAGTATGTACGGTTCCGATCCGGGACATAACCTTTTTGAAGCGTCCACGATACTGATCGTAGGTCATAAGCTGCCCCTGTTCGTTTGGAAACAAGAATTCATTTTCCGGGTTGTAGTGATCCTGTACGATGGGGCGGATCATCGGATGAATCGGAACCATGCGGTCAGTTCCGGCTTCAGTTTTCATGCCGCCCTTGATCCGCCAGCGAGCCAGATCAACGTTTTTGGTTTCGATAAGCAGAACTTCTGACGGGCGGAATCCGGTATAAACGGAAAACAGGATCATGTCCGTAACCCCAAAGCTGCGGAGCTTCCAGAGCTGTTGCACTTCGCTGTTTTTGAACGGCACACGCTGCGACTTGTCCCGCTTGCCGACTTTCTGGACGAATAGAGCGCTGTAGTCTTTGTTCACGATATCATGTGTCATAGCGTATTTGTACATGAGGTTAAAAAGGGACTTCATACGGCTTTTCGTCGCTTCCCCGACATCTGCATCATTTATTACGCCCTGCAGATGGAAAACACGCAGATCACGCATGGGCACAGCGTAGATCGGTTCACAGTATTTATAGGCTGCTTTGTAACTGCGGGCACTGGAATCATTCTTCAGCGTGGAATAGTATTCTTTCGACCACATGGAGTAAACATCAGAAAAGGTGATGGAAGACACGCTGATATCATAAGGATTCGAATTGTAGTCTGCCAGTGCCTGCAATGCTTCCTGACGGGTGGGGTAGTAACCGATGGTTTCATATTTTTGTGTTGGGATACCGGATTCCGGGTCTACATCCCATCCAGCCGTTTTTCTTGCACGCCAGGGATTCCGGCGTTTCCCGGAAAGCTTGTGAACGGAGCCATAACCGTTTGGTAAACGCATGATATTCCCTCCTTTTTGGTATAAAAAATACACCTATGCAGGTGCAGGCATGTGTGATATAATTTCTTTGCGTTTGGAGATTATACCGGCCACCTGGCCTGCATAGTTTCTGGGATTGTCCCGGTGTTGGTAGCACCGGGGCTTTTCTTTTGTTAACAAAAATATCTGATTTCGCCGAAGTACGTTTTCCAAAGGGAGAGGACATCTGCATTTCGTGCTTCAATCATTCTCATAATATTTCGAAGTGTTTTAGGGGGAATATGAGAATTATTGTTGCAAAGCAAACAATGTCCGGTGCTGGTAATCCAGATTTTAGTGGCATTTGCAGTAGGCGAACCTTCCGCAACATGGACATGTACGGGTTCAAGAGGTTCATTCTCATTTGTCCAGAAATATATCCAGTATGATCCCATTCTAAAAACCTGAGGCACTGTCAAAACCTCCCTCCTGAGAAAATTCCATAATCAGGTGAGCAGTAGACCGGATAATTTCCTCAAATTTTTTTAAATCTTCATCAGAATACTGATAAACATCTTCCCATTTGTATTCGGGCAGCCAGCAGGTGGCATGACGGAAACAGCATTTTGCATCAGGAGTTTCGATATATACCTTGACGCGTCCATCGGGTTTCATTTCTGAGTGAACAATTTCAGTATCATCGTTCAGCGTCATAAAGGGGTACATCATAAAAAATCACATCCTTTCAGTTATTCAATAAATCAGCGATACAGATCACCAAATCAGCGTAAATTCCAGCGGCAACCGGTTGATCGAACAGATAGATCATCGGAGCTGCATCTTCTTCGTAATGATACACGGTGGTACGTTGCTTCGCAGGATCGACGATCCAGTATTCCCGGACGCCGGCACCGGAATAGATCGTGTTTTTGATGGAGTAATCCATCCGGCGGCTGGACGGCGATACAATTTCCACGATCCAGTCCGGCGCGCCGCTGCACCCTTTGTCTGTGAGCTTGCTGTGGTCGCAGATAACGGATATATCCGGTTCAACCCAGTCTTCATCGTCTGCGTCCAAATTGACAGCAAATGGGGCAGGATAGACCTGACAGGAGCCGTGATGATCGGCGATGTAATGACCGATTACACGGGTAAACTGGGATACGAGCCGCTGATGGATCCGGCTGGGCGGAGCTATGTTATAAAGCTGGCCATCGATTAGCTCTGCGCGTTCGCCGTCCGGCAGGTTCCAGTAGTCTTCAGATGTGTATGTGTGCTGTTTCGGTAAAGGCATAGACAAGACCTCCTTTCGTGATCAGCCATAGTTAAGCATTCTTCTATAATAAAAAGACCCCGGTACCGAAGGACACCAGAGTACATTCCAAAATGACCATACTGTAGGAATATATCGGTGTCAAGAAAAAATGTATAACTGTGGATATTGCGTGGATAAAATATGGTGCGCATTTCCAACTGGCGACAATTTATCATCAGTTTCAAGTTGTGCGCCTGTTTAAAATTTCCGTCTTAATTCTACAACCTTTCCAATGATATGGACTGGTTTGTCTGGATAGAATTTTTAACAAGTGATATTCGGCTGCTGATTTCATATTGTAACTCTGTTCTTGAGTAAAGTTAGACAGCTCGTTTCTTGTTAAAAATCTAAGCGGGATAGATAAGCTTCGATTTCATCTTTTATATGTAAAAGAGAGACGGATGGTTCGACAGCGATTGAGGTTCTTTGCAATTCTTCAATAACTTCCGGATGTTCATTTTCTATTTCTTCAACTAGAGCTGCTTTTCGCATGCTCTTTTTGTGATTAGGTGGAAGATAGTACAATAACTGATCCTTGGTAAAAGAATCTAAAAAAGCACGGGTGTTTGAGCTTGATTGTATTAGTTGTAAATCCAGTAACCTTTTTAGGGACAAAGATTTTTCAAGCACAACGGCTTCGTCTTCAGAAAATATATTGTAAACAGTTTCGTAATAGCTTTTGGGCACAGAACGAAAACGCTCTTTAAAATCGGCCATAGTGATAGCATGCATTCCTTCAGGGAGTTTTGAAACCCCGTCCATAAAAAATAGGTCAAATTCATAGGCAAGACGATACATATGTTTGCAAGGTAGATGACGACGATAGAAATCCGTACAACTACAATCGCAAAGAGTGGTGGTGTAATCGCAGGATGACCCTCTGAATGTTCCGGATCCATCTATAGGATTGAGAGAAAGAGGGGTATAGTTTGCTGCTTTAGCGCGTTTTTGTCTTTGCAACTGCTGATCTTCTTGATGCAAAGAGTTTTCCCATAAATTCCATTGTTGCAACAAGGTATCATTATTGTGTCTGGCAACATACAAATAGCGGTCACAAAGAGGGTTTCCGTTATCATCTGTTGGAATAGAATATAAAATTTTTTGGCTTTTTTCTAATTCAGCGTTCTTTTGGCACAAGGAAGTTTGCAAAGTCGCAATAGTATTTTTAAGAGAATTTATTTCATCTATCAGCTCTTGATTATGGGATTGAAGAGCATCGATGGTATTATACAGTTTTTTGGATCTTCCAAACATAGTAACCTCCGACAATACAAAGTAGATTCATTTAGAATCTGAATAAATTAAGCTATGAGTTGATATATTTACATAACCACTCTTGTGATCTGTATAGATAATCAATATCTATAGGTTTTAAATGAGAAAGCAATTCTAATACAAAAACACTTTTTGATTATAGAACTTTATTTCATTCTCAATGCAATCAAATTCTTTTGATATCCAATAGCTCTTGCAACCTGGTCTATGGTGCAGTCCTGATACTCCAAAAGCAATTCGTCTGGAATCAGAAGTTCTAAAGCAAATTTGTTCGCTTCGATCTCGTATTTATCAACGGACAGATAAGTATATTTTGTCAAAAACGGTGTGTTTGCATCCGGATGAAGCGGGACATGGCCGAGCTCATGCGTACATGCAAAGCGCTGTTCTGATTCGGATAAAGAGATTATTTAAGTGTATTTCCTCATGACGGAAATATATGGTTCAAAGAAAATAAAATAGTTGTCTATTTCTGTATAGATTCCATACTTGCGTCGGAAGGATTCCAGAGCATCTTTCAGAAAATCTTCTGTCACATTCAGATAATCAGCCATTTCATAAAGAGATTTACAGCCAGATTCAAAGGCTTTGACGATACCGATAAGACCGATACATTCATTATATGCCCATGTCCTAGCATGCAGTTCTTGTTTTGCGTTCACAACATTCTGCTGGTCAAGGATATTACCGGTAGTCGTGTAATGATGCCCAAGTTCCTCGGCCAAGACACAGGCTTTCTCTGTGGTTGTTGCTATATTTTTTCGGATAGCAATGCGATTTCCACTGATAAGTCCATCATTATTTATGAGAGGCTTTTCTTTTACAATGAGGTTGGACATATCAGCTTCTATTAACAAATCTTCGTATAACAAAGGTTCACTCCCATTCGGAATCGTTATTCATAATATCATCATCGTGCGCCTGACCATCCGTAGTCTGCTGGATATCAGACCTTGCGTGCGCAGCTTCGGTTTTTGGGGCAGTAGCTGCAGAAGAAAAAGGCTGGATAGCCTGATTGGTGTATTTTTTATCTAAAGTAAGAAGCCTGACATGTTCAGCGGCAGTTTCTTTACCGATGGCATTTAATTGGTTATAGTAGGTCATTATTGCTGATTTATGATCAGGAATGGGGGTAGATGTGATTGATACCTTTTCATGTTTAGGAACATCAAAACCCATAAGCCAGATAGGATTCACTTGAAAATAGCTTGCCATAAGTTGAATGGTGGTAACTTTAGCAGCCATCTGTCCGCTCATGTATCTGGAAATAGTAGGAGAGCTTAAAGAAAATCTTTCTGCCATAGAATAAGTAGTTTCATTGTACTCTTCCATGAGCTGGGTCAGTCTGTTTCCAAATTTCTCTTTATTTACAGTCTTTTTTGTCATTGCGCACCACCTTTCTAAGCTGAATATATCATATTGTGTTACGAAAAGCAATAACAATAATATGAAAATAAATAAAAACGTTACGAAACGTATTGACAGACGAAAAATACGGTGCTATATTCAAGATGTTACGAAACGCAGCAAAGAAAGAAGGTGATAGATTGAAAAAGAAGAAAAAATATCCTGTGCTTTATGACCTCAAGGGGCTGATTAGAAGTCGAGGTAAAACGTACAGATCGTTAAGTGAAGAGACGGGAATGAGCGTTGATTCACTGAATAATAAGCTTAATGGATATTCGCCGATTGATTCAGATGATGTGGAGGTATTGGTACGCGCATTAGAAATTAGACCTGATACAGAGAATATTATTAAATTTTTTTTGCCAAATTTGTTGCGAAACGCATCAAACGGCGATTCGGATTAAGCGCAAAGGAGGTATTACAGATGTATGAAGAGGAGAGAAGATGTGTAAGACGGCTGAACAAATGCCTCGAAAAATACTGGATGGCACAAGGAGTGCCAGAGTAATTCAGGTAATTGAAACCAAAGCAGATAGAGGTTTTGGAACAAAACAAGACCCAGTAAGAGAAGTGACTCAATACTGGGACTTGGATGGAAAACTTTTGGCAGAGGTTGATACGATTGAACGCTTAAAAATGGAAGATATCGAAGAGTCGATAGAGCCATATTTGGGAAAATCAATAAGTAAATCAAGACAGCAGGAGGTGATGCACTGTGGAACATTTTAATGCTATAGAAGCGAATATAGCGCAGATGAAATATTGTAAAAAAAATAATCTTCCGCATTTTGCACCGGAACAGTATTGCTGGAAATGCGATCAAGACATTTATGGGGAAAAAGGTAAAACAGTAAGATCAATGAGCCATAAATGGATAAACGGAATCAGTGTTGAAAAGGCAGGAAGCACCTTTATCACAGGATGCCCGTTTTGTAGTTGGTCGTATTGCGATTGAATTCAATGAAAAGGAGAAAATATGACAGAGTTCGGACGCAGGCTGAAGGCAGTTATCAGGGAAAAGGGGCTGAGTCAAACGCAGGTCTGCAACATGACAGGGAAAAGCAAAGCGTCGATCAGCCAATATCTTTCCGGTACGCAGCTTCCGCCGGAGAAGACGCAGACAGAAATTGCAGTGGCACTTGGGCTGGATGTTGATTATTTCAACCCGCAGCCCGTCATTTTGCAGGATGAAGCCGGGGATACAGAGCATGTAAGCCGGATTCAGGGACTGAAACCGATCATCAGGATTTCAGTGGAAGAAGCGGCGGAGCTTATGAGGGCAAGTCCCCAGACAATCCGTAAAGGGTTGGAACAGGGGAAATATCCGTGGGGATATTCCGTGAAAACATCAGAAACAAAGCACACCTATCTTATCAATTTACAGCGTCTGATTGAGATTGAAAAAATCGAACACGTTTGATGGAACAGGAGAAAGCAAAGGAGAAATCAGTTATGACAGCAGCTGAAAGACGAGGATGGAATATGAAAGAGAAAATGGAATCTTTAATTCGTGAAGCAGTGAAAAATGCGTTTGAGCTGTATGACGTTCCAGATCATGCGGCGGACAGCGCTGCTGTCTGGGTGATGACGGGAATCGCAAAAGAGATCGAAGAAATGGAGAAAAGTTCGGATAAGAAAAACGATCGAGAAGGATGGGGAGGATAAGACTTTGAAAAATAAAGGATTGGCAGCAGTCATGCTGGCGGTATCCATCATGTCAGCAGGACAGAACGTATACGCGGCGGAGCTTCCATATGAAACGCCGGATGAAATCGCCGAAGAGGAATACTGGGACAGCCTGGAGCTGCTGGCACTTTGTGTGGAGGCGGAAGCCGGCAACCAGGCTCTGGAAGGAAAGCGGCTGGTGGCAGCAGTTGTTTTAAATCGCGTGGAAGATCCGGACTGGCCGGACGACATTACGGCAGTGATTACCCAGAAGCATCAGTTCACGTCCTGGGAAAATGGGGCGATTGAGCGGGTATGGGCGGCGGCAGACAGTAGCTATCTGGCGGTAAAGCTGGAATTGGAACACAGGTCCAGAAAGGATATCTATTATTTTACCGCTGGAGGTTATGGAAGGTATGGGACACCGCTGTTTCGGTGCGGCGATCACTACTTTTCTGGAAAGTGAGGAAAAATGAAAAAAAGAATTGACTGGTCAGACGTATATATGGCAATCGGAGCAGCGATGATCCCGATCGCGCTCATTCTGTACGAATTCGGCCTGATGTGGCTGCCGTCGGCAATGCTGCTTAGCTCAAGCATCGCTTTTGTGCTGGGAATTATGAGCTGGGAGCGCGAGGAAAAAGAAAAGCAGAAACGCCGGGACAGGGCGCGTAGAAAGTACGAGGAAATCGTCTGAAAGGAATGACATGTTAAACGAGAAGGAAGTGGCCGGAAAGCTGAATGCCCTGGCGGCGGAGTTCCGGACGCTGATGGAACATAAGGAATACGCGAAAGCGAAGAACCGGTATGATACGGCGCTGAATATCGCAGTTGCGCTGGAGCTGCCGGAGCATACAAAAGAGGAATTGTTTGGAAAACGGGACGATTCGGGGCATTTGACGGAAAACGGATTGTTCTCGCATGAGCTTGTCCAGAAAGCCTATTACATGGTGGCGATAAAAGGACAGGAGACAGGATAAAAAAGGGCAAAGAAAAGGCATGTGCTCCAACACATGCCAGCCGCCGAAGTGGCGATCAATAAACCTAGATATAGGATACCACTCCGGAATAAAAAAAGCAAGAAAAATGCGGAAAACAACCGCATTTCGAGCTTGATAAAACTATTAAGGATAGGGCAGGGAAACCGGAGATGGCATATACAAAAGTGGTGATACGGACGCGGCACGGGGATGTCGTAAGCGAATATCATTCGGCGCGGTATGGTGCGCCGGGAGAGAAGCGGGAAAAGCGGAAAGCCCAGACGCCGGAGCAGGTAGAAAAACAGAACCAGTGGCAGAAAGAGAAGAAAGCCAGGATCAGGCTGATGGAGTATTTCGATGAAAACGATTATTTCTCTACCTTGACATACCGGGTAGAAGAACGACCGCCGGATATGGCGTCGGCAAAGACGGATTTCGCCGAGGCTATAAAGATCATCCGTCGGGAATATAAAAAGCGAGGGAAGGAGCTTCGGTGGATCAGAAATATTGAGGTCGGGACGAGGGGCGCGTGGCACGTCCATATAGTAATTAACCGGATTGAGGACACAGACCTGATCTTGAAAAAGGCATGGCAGCACGGGAAAGTCGTGAACCAGCTTATGTATGAGGCTGGCGGGTTCCAGAAGCTGGCGGCATACATCACGAAGACGCCGAAAACCGATCCGCGCCTGCAGGAGTCCGATTTTTCTCTGTCACGGAATATGCCGCTCCCGGAAGCAGAGAAGAAAATCTATCTGCATTGGAAAACCTGGAAAGAAATCAGGGTGCCGAAAGGCTATTACCTGGACAAGGATTCCGTTCGGGAAGGAAAAAACCCAATAACGGGGTACAAATGCCGGTCGTACACGCTTTTGAAGATCCGGCCGGAGGAGGAAAGGAGGGAACGCCGATGCCGCCAAAGGTGAAAATCTACATAGAAACCGATATTCACGGTCCGCGGGCACGGGGCGGAAAGTACATGTACCTGATGGAAGCGATCCGGAACGGCAAGCCGGAAACACGTTTCGGATCCGGGGAGGGCTGTGAGAACGAAAATGGGCTTGTAATCCGGGCGCTATGTGAGGCAATGGGACGGCTGCGGAAAAATTGCTCCGTTATAGTAATTACTGAATGCAGTGCAGTTCGGAGCACCCTGCAGAATGACTGGATAAGGCAGTGGCAGGCATCAGGTTGGAAGAAGGCCAAAGGAAAGCCGGTCAGCCACCGGGAAGCCTGGGAACAGCTGTCTGGAAGGATGGAAGGACAGGAAATAACCGTAGAAGACGGGAAGGAACACAGCTACAAGAGCTGGATGCAGTCCCAGATGCAGCGGGAATGGAAAGGAGTAAAAGGAAAATGAAAAGTGAAACCGGGATCTGTATGTATTGCGGCCAGGTCAACCAGATCGAGGTAGAAGATGGTAAAACCCTGACAGAAGAGGAAAAGAACACGCTTGCGACAAAGCGATGTACCTGCGAGCAGGCGATGAACGCGCAGGAGCAGGAAAAGGTCATGTCGGATGCGGAGCGGAATATTTCCGACCTGTTCCAGAAGGATATGCCGGAGGTGGAAGAAATCCTGCAGAAAGCGCTTCCGGCGGTGCACCGCGGGGAGATCAATTCTGTCACGTTGGACACGAAACGGAAGATTAAGGCAAAAATCTCCAAAACCTCAAAAGGAAATATCAAGGTAGAGCGAACCAAGACAATGAAAACAACGCTGGAGAGCTGAAAAATACGATGGGCGGGGCGAGCCCGCAGAAGGAGGCACAAATGCTTTACGAGAAATTCGGGGAATTTGACAGTGCGGAGGAAATCAACGCTGCAGCTGATGGGCAGAAAGCGGAAGGCGATACAGACGCGATTTTTGCGATCGCACAGGAAAACGGTCTGGACAGGGAGGATGCGCAGGACTTCATTGACGGCGTGACGCCGGAGCTGTGTTCTCTGCTGTCAGCGGCGCTGGGAAAGCTGAAAGTGGAGTCCGCTGCGTTAAAGCCGGCAGAGATCATGGAGGACTGGCTGTCCTACATCATGATCCGCTGTGGGGAAAGTATGGACATGGCGGCGGCAGTCCGGAAGAAAGGCAAGAGCTTAAACGGCTGCATCGCTGCGCTACTGAAATGGTCGTTTGGCAATCAGCATCCGGTAGACAAAGAAATTTTAAAGGCAGCAGGCGTCACTGCCGACCGTTGCACACTCGGCATCCCAGGAATAGCGACGGCACGCCAGATCATAACAGAATATTATCTGGGAAAGTAGGCGGACGGCATGAAAAGAAAAGCGATTGAGAAAATCCCGTATCTGACACTGCCGAAAGTAGTCCGGAAGCGCACCGTAAAGTATGTCGGCGTGACGGCATTGCAGGAGATCGCCGGGGAACAGCACCTGTTTCTGGAGGTATACAGGAATCGCGGGGATGCAAAAGAAATCCCACTGGTTCGGACCGTGCTGACGAAAAAGGACTTTGGAAACTATTTTCCGGAAGCAGATGAGTGGACGAAGCAAAAAATTGAGGTGGACCACTATTATGACAGAGGGCTGATTTGGAATGAGCCGGAAGACCGGAAGGATTTTTACAAGACAGCTACAGTAAAGAATATCCTTCTGAACGAAGCGGATCTGGGAAGGATCAGGAAAATCTGTACAAAGCCAATCTGGAGGGAAGAAAGATGGTGGGAATACATCTATGAGCATGAAAACAACATTGTACTGACAAAACGGCGGGAAGCCGAGAATAGGAAGTATGAGCGCAGGCAGCGGGCATTGAAAGATCGGGCGAAGCACACAGGACCGCTCCCAAAGCAATTGATCCTGACTCGGGCAGATCGACTGTATTTCCACGAAAGACACTACCTGTACTACAAAAAGCGCGGATGCCGCGCCCAGATCGCATGCAGTAAATGCGGGGGTGTCACGGACATCCGATGGAAAAGTGGGATCTCTTACGAATCCCAGTTTGAGCATCTGGAAGAAGAACCAAGGCAAGGGGATTTCGGAACGTGTCCGATGTGCGGGGCGCATGGGGAATACAAATGCCAGGGAAAAGTCCGTGGAGAGCAGGAAAGAAAAATTCATTTGTTTCTCGGACAGAAATACAAAGAAGTTGGGATGGTGCTGTGGTATATTCAGGTGTCAAAAACCTGGCGGCTGGGGCTGATCGCCGGGGAAAAGGGATTGGAAATGCACAACGCGAGCGAAGAACTCTCCGGAGTGGAAATTGCAAGGACCTATTTTTATCCGGGAGAAAAAATTCAGACGGATTATCACAAGCACAGTTATGTCGATGGAAAGGACTTCTGGGATGACTGCAACCTGTATGGAAATGGGAATATCAACATTGAAGCCGCGCAGGTTATGGCAGAGACATATGGGCAGCTGCAGGGGACGATCTTCCAGTACAGTGCGATCCGGGAATATGCTCATCAGGTCAGTGAGTTTAACCCGGCAGATTACTTTAGACGATATATGGAGACTCCGCAGCTGGAAATGCTGGTCAAAATGGGGTTGACGGAAATAGTAAAAAAGCTGATTCACTGCGAATACGGCATTGTGAAAGATGAGTCTGCAAAGAGGCTGGATAAGTTCCTTGGAATCCGGAAAGAACATATCCGGCTTTTGATCAGAAAACACGGGGACATTCCGACTTTGGAAACACTGCAAATGGAAAAAAGAATGAACGCAGCATGGACGGAGGAGGAGATAGAACAGCTGACAGAAACGCAGCTGGGGCGCGGACAGTTGGAAATCGTGTTGACATATATGAGCCTCAGACAGTTGCTGAACCGGGTGCAGAAATATTCCGGGTGCGTTTATGGGACAGGCCTCAGCTGCGCTGTGAATATGCTTCGAAGTACAGCAACAACGTATGTTGACTACCTGACCATGAGGCAGGCATTGGGATATGACATGACAAACACCGTTTATCTGCAGCCCAGAGACCTTGGAGAAGCGCATACGGCAATGATTGCAGAGCAGAACCAGAAAGAAGTGGATAAGCGGATGACGGAGGTTGCGATCCGATTCCCGAATATCAGGATCAATTACAGGAAGCTAAGAAAACAGTATTTCTGGGAAGACGAAGCGTTCCTGATCCGCCCCGCCAGGTCGGCGGAAGAGATCGTGACAGAAGGCAGGCTGCTGCATCATTGCGTGGGCGGGGACAATTATCTCCGGAAGCACAATGAGGGCGAGAGCTATATTTTATTCCTGCGGCAGCAGGAAGCACCGGAAATCCCATATATCACAGTGGAGATCGATGCAAAACAGCATCGGATCCGGCAGTGGTACGGCGCACATGATAGAAAGCCGGACGAGCAGCGGATGCAGAAATGGCTGAACGACTATATAGACCGGTTAAAAAGTGGAACATTGGGAGAAGAGAAAATAGAACTTCAGGAGGCAGTGTGATGGAGATTTTGAATTATAAAAAAACGGAAATCCAGAACAGTTATGTGGATTTTAAGGCATCAATGGATGCAGTAGTGGAGCGGGTTGAGGAAGGATTTGTACAGATCGGCTATTACTTAAAGATTGCACGGGACACACATGTGCTGCAGGAGTCAGGCTACAAGAGCGTAACGGATTTTGCCGCCGCAGAATATGGTCTGGACAAGTCGGCGGTATCCCGGTTTATTGCGATCAATGACAGATTCGCAGAGGACGGCTATTCAGACCGACTGAAAGACCAGTACCGGGGAATGGGGCGCGCGAAGTTATCCGTTATGCTACTGCTCCCGGAAGAAATCACAGAAGAGCTGACACCGGATTACAGCAAGTCGGATATCCAGAAGATCAAGGACGAAGTGGAAGAGGAAAAGAAAGTCACGGACCTTGAAGTGATGATGGAGCAGCAGGACTTTGACACAGAGCTTTTGGACAACAACCTGAAAAGGGCGATGTACCAGCTGGGGCATGATATTCCAGAGCTGCACCGGAAGATATGGAATGTGTGGCAGATATGGAATGGGTGGCAGCAGACGAAGTGGCCGGGGCTTTCGCGGGAGATCATGGACATTCTGGCACCTGCGGGCGAAGGAATGCACAGCGTCAGGGTGGCTGGGATCGGACGCCTGATGATTACCCTGCACGGCGCAGATCAGGACATTGCGTTGATCAATGTCCGGTCCGGGGAAAAAGAAAAATATTCCTGGGATGACATGATGGAAGCAATCGGTCTGCTGATGGAGGGAGACACGCCGGAAGAAAGCTGGGCAAAGACCTACGGCGAAAACAGCTCAGTTGCACCGGTGCAACTCGATCCGAAGTCAAAAGTGACGAAAGCGGCAGAGCCGAAACCGGGAAGCCAGGGCACGGAAAAGAGTATTCCGGAAAATGAAGAGCAGGAAGAGATGGGAAGGGAAGAGATGGACCAGGAAGAGGCAGAGCAGGCAGCAGGCGTTCCGGAAGAGATCGGGCCGGAACAGCTTCCGCGCGGAACGTCCAAAGGAGACGGGATTTCGTGGAAGGAACCGGAGGAAAAGAAAGAATTTAGGGAAGAACTGCCAAAGAAAGATGCGGAGTACCGCGTGCCGATCGGCAGCAACCTGTTAAAGGATATTCGTTCCGGACAGCGCTTTTTGATCCTGCGGACAAAAGATCCGCTCTGCACTGAGAATATCATCCATCTGTTCGGGCAGAAAAACGGGGAAGAGACTGGAATTGAAATCGATATCCAGATCACACACTTGATCAAAGACCACGGCGGACTTGTACCGGGTTATGTGGCGTTCCAATTTGAAGTCATTCCGGCAGCACCGGGGCAGATCCCCGGGCAGATGGAGATCGGGGACGTGGCAAAGGAGGAAGGAGTTGAACCGGAGAGTGGCGAAGAAACTGACGCGGAAGCTGGAATATACGGCGAAAACGCGGAAAGCGATACATAAGCGGGACGGCGAAAGGTGCGTCTTTTGCGATATGGGATATCACATGGAGCTGATTCACGGATCAGGAGGCGGTCTGCAGATCATGCACATCGTCCCACGAGCCCAGCTGGGAATGGGGATCGAAGAAAACGGAGTCCTGGGCTGTGTAGAGCATCATGCCCTGATGGATAACGGCAACAAAGGTCTGGAAAGCGAGATGCGGGAACTGCTGAAAGCAAGGATGCGTTTTCTGTATCCAGGATGGACGGAAGAAAAGGTAACTTACCATAAGTGGGATGGTTGAAACACCTGAAGAAACTGTAAACGACAACAATGCTAAATATCACGG